AACTGACCATTTTAACTGGTATTTTGGATAGCACAATCCATCACAGATTCCCATATTTTTGTAAATTTCATTAAATTCTTCTTTGAGAGGAATATTATGGGTATAATGATGTGAAAATCTATTCATGGGCATTATTACATCATAGAAAATTATTTCCAAAAAAAATCATTTTTTTTTATATAAAAAATGTAAATAGAAAATATAATATGGATGCTTTGACCCTTCCATACAAAACGACTCAATCTGTTCATTATGATTCTCAATATCGTGTTTCTGAGATTGATTCAGATATCTACTGCTTTAATTATGGATACAGAAACATATAATTCTTATATGGGATCGAAAAAGGATGGTGAATCATTGAAGCAATATTTTTGTGATCGTTTGAGTAAAATTCATTTTATGAAGATATGTCAAAATATGGATAAATTAAGAATTGAAGATATCCAATCGGAATTTAATCGTATTACTGAAGAAATCAGAAGGCAAGCCTACTCTGATTTTTGCGATTATAATTATTTAAGCGATTGCAATCGTGTTTTGTATTATTTCTAACCACTTGTTTATATTAACATTATATTCTTGGGCAATAACAAAATATTCAGGATCAGCCATAAATTCATTTTTTAACTTTTTTAAAACTACTTCGGCATATCTTGGATTATCTTTTAAAAATTTAATGTTCTTTATCATAAAATCATACATAACAAATGTAAGAATTGTTTTCCTCTTTTTACCCCTGGACTGTTCAGTTAAAGATAATAATATTCTGGTAAAGTTGATAAAATTTCCTCTTTCACATTCTCCATCACTTGGTTCTTCAACAAATGGTAAATCTATTTTATGGAACAGGTTTTCAATTAAAGGGAATTGTTCCATAAATTTTTTAAAATTTTCACAGTTTTTCAATGTTTCATCTGATCTTAAACAGAAACATTGATTAAATTGAGGTATTAATACATCTGGAAACTTCCAATTATTTAAACAATTGCAGGGCAATATTTCAACTTCTTCTTCAATTTCAACTTCGACTTCAATTTCTTCTGAGGATGAATCTTCAATATATTCTACTTCTTCTTCTTCGGAGTCTTCATCTTGCTCAGGAATTTCATTCTTCAAATTTTTATTTTCATATTTTAATTGCATATTTTCCTGAATTAGTTTTTGAATTTGGTTATTAAGTTCCAAAAAATCATTGTCTGAAATATGGTCTTTAATTCTAAAAATGGTTTCGAAAATATCAATGTGTTCACTCATTTATTTACGTAAGTTATAAAAAATATAAAAATCAATTTTTATATTAGCTAAAAAATTGGTAAGATTTCCATTTTCTGCATAATTCTTTGAATTGTGGACAATTCGCCTCAAAAGAATAATCCCTCTTCCTTATTCCATTTATTTCTCCATCTATTTTCTCCAACATCTTTCTAACAATCCTATCCCTCAAAATTAATCTAGAAAATAATAAATCAAAATTCCTTTCCATCCATATCAGCAAACAATAAACATAATAATTCTTAAAAATATCATCCATATCATTATCAATCATATTAAAAAAATTATTGATTCTTTCAACTATAAGATTTGAGTAAAAATTGCGCCAAATATCATCCATAAGTTCGTCGGGAAGGATTTTGCTTTCTTTGCCTAGGGAGCTCCAATGTTGTGTTTGGAGAAGGGTAATAATTTCTTCAAGATAGCTTGATATTTTGTGTATTTGAATTGGGTTATTTTGGTTAGGATAATAGATGTAAAAATTGGATCCTCGTATGTTATTCCTCATATTTTTATTATCTGCTAAGAGATGATAGGAATTATCATATTCATCTAAAATAAAATTTAACAATGATTTTTTAAATTTGATAGGATTTATTTTAAAAATTGGAAGCCAATGATTGTCATATAGACATATTGTCCTCCCAAATTTTATTTGCTCTTTTATCCAATCCTCCATTTTACTTAATAGGAGAAATGCATTTAAAAAAATCATTTTTTTAGATAATACAAAAAAATGATGGTGAATTTAACTATTGATCAAATAATAAGCGAACTAATAACAATGAGTGCAGCTAACATTTCAGAGCCTTTTACTGATGAACTGTCAGTTAAAATTACGAAGCATTTGAACTTCATTGTGGCGAATCATTGGATTGCGAAAATGAAGGATGAGAAGAAGGATATTGAGCACTATGAGGATATTATTCGGAAGATTTTTAATCATTTCAAGGAGTCAAACCAGATTGGACCAATTCTGGATCCATTCAGGTGGTACAGTCAGGAGGTTATTGATTTGATAAGAAATATCGATAAGGAATGCTTTGTTTTTCCAAACCCGGGAAGTCATGTCATTATGTTGTCTCTTCTGAGCTGGGATGATTGCGATCCAGTTTTTGACTAAATTGCAGCATTTTTTTATAATAAATTTTATTATAACAATAAGAAATGATTATAATTTAACGACGAAAACATTTTAAATTTACAGTTGGACAGGCATATATGCAATAATTTAAATCTGCTTTTGTAAATTTTTTAATTGTGCTTGCTGTAGCAGTTTTGCATTTTGATAAGGCATCATTGCGGCAATTTTGATAACATGCACCAGAAGTTACTTGTCTAGGGCTAGGAGACCCTAAAACAAAGTCTTCTATTTTATTGTTTGAGAAATCATTATCTAAACCGTTATCAAAATCAAAGTCTTCATCTTCATCACCCAATAAATCTTCATCAGTATCTACAAAATGTTTATTATGATGATGATGATGGTGATAGTCAGAATCGCTGGCTAAATCTTCAGTAGTATCTACAAAATGTTCATTATGATGATGATAGTCAGATTCGCTGGCTAAATCTTCTAAGGTGGATTCACTTAAAGGAAAACTTGAAACAGATGCTACAAAAAGTAAAGAAAATAAGGCTAATACTGGCAACTTATTCATTTATACTAATACTGCACAAAATATTTTTAAATAAATAACAAATTTATAAAAAATTGGTTTATGTAAATTATATTTTGATTCGGTGGATTTTTTGCAGTTAAGTTTGGAGCGATTATCTTTTGGCATATATTTTAATCAACAGGTGGAGAATTTGCCGAAAAACTTAAAATATTTAATTTTTGGAGCCAATTTTAATCAACCTGTTGATTTTCTACCACACGGAATAATAGACCTCACATTCGGATATAATTTCAACCAAAAAGTGGACAATCTCCCTGACAGCATAAAATCAATTACTTTTTGGAAATATTCGCAACCAATAGACAATTTACCGGATTCAATTATATCAATAAGCTTACGCACGCATAAATATCCACACAAAATTAAAAAATTACCTAAAAATTTAAAATATTTTAGGAATGTTGATAAAATATTGGATATCCAAAAAATACTTGAAACTGGATCAATATTTTATCAAATTTAATAATACCAGAAAATTTTATTCTTTATTTTATAAATAAATAATTATTATTATTTTTGGGAGGTACTTTCTTTTATAGTTTTTGGTTTATTATCCGAATCTTGACATATATTACTGAAAGATTTTTTATCATTCTAAAATAAATGGATAAAAATTTAATTTAATATCCCTAACTGCCTCATTATTTGGAAAATCTAAACCCTCAACCGGAAATGCATCTCTATTCAAATGCAGCGCATTCCCAATCAACCTCCGATTTACATAAGTTAATTCAATTACCCTGGGAACATTAAAACACACCCTATCATAATTATTTCCATGAACATGTACCAAATAAAATAAATTAGCCAATTTTTTTAAACAATTAGTTATTCTTTCTTCCCCATTAACATTATGAAACTCTATAACAATCTGTCCAAATTTATTTAGTTTTTCTTCATCCATTATCATTAACCATTCATATTCACCTCCCTCAATATCCATCTTCAAAAAAATATTATCATATTGTTCTATAATACCAACAAGATTATCATTATTTTCATCATTGAAACTATTAATATTTTTTTTGATAAAAATAATATCTGTTTGATACTCGGATGGATAACTTTGTATTGTCCCATCAAAACCATATGAATTCTTAATGTTGTATTTTCTGATAAAATCCCTCGAAAAACTTTCTTCATTTGATATTCCACAAGATATATAACAATCATAATCATAATCTTCAATTACGGCAATTACGTATCCTCCATCAAATTTATTTCCTAATCTTATTTTTTTATCATATTTATACACCCTTAAATATTCATACAATATAGTATATTTTTCTCTTAATTGCAATAACCCTTCTCCAACTTTATTTACAAAAATATTGAAATTCTCTAAAATATCCTGCCAATCATATTTTTTTACTATTTCCTCCCTTGCTTTCTTACTATGTTCTTCAAATAAATCCAAATTGTCAAAATACCTAACCATCGCCCCCGCAAAATCACTAGAATTACATATTTTTATATAACCACCATGAAAATCAATGCTGTTTGTTAAATATAATTCAGCAACTGGGTTTATTAATGTCGCATATTCATTTGTAAAAATATCCGCCAATGCACCAACCTTAGATATAATTTGTGGTCTCCCAACTCCAGCATGTTCTAAGTTACATAATCCAAATCCTTCACCAAGACAAGTATTAATACCAATGTCAACCGCATTATATAGGTGGTTCATCATTTCATCGCTAAAAGAATTATGATTACTTGGATTTTTGTAGATATGATTAAGGATTACATCATTATAATTCAAATCATATTTGAGACAACCTATTTTTATTAAATTAATTATATCAAATCCTTCGTTATTATGATGGTCAGTACATAGCATATTTATGAATAATTTGAGACGTTTATCACATTGTTTTATTTTTATAAATTGGAGAAATGCGTCGATAGTTTTGTCGATTGATTTGCGGTATGAATTACGATTTGTATTTAAGACGATAAAGTCATCTGGATTAAAATTAAATTTTTTTCTGCAAAAATTTTTGTCAACTGGGAAGAATTTTTTATTGTCAAAACCATGCGGTAAAATTTCAATTTTGTCTTGACTTATTCCACATTTTATAAGGTCTTTTTTCCAGCAATCACTGAAAACTAAAAATAAATCAGTATTTCGATTAACGTGTCTAATCAATTCAATCTTCTCAAATTCATAAACCAAATCTAAATATACAATTGTCCTAAAATTAATATTTAATCTACTTTCAATAAACTTATTAAAAATTCGACTAATCACAATAAGATCATTGTATAAAAAAACAATATCTGGCTTTATTTGCTGAATTGCTGGAATTATTACATTCACCCCATACAATTCTTCAGAACCATTTTTTTCTTCCTCATACAAAGCATCTATAACCTTAATATTCGGATGAACATATCGGTTAATAATTGTTGAGTTTTTGAAATTAGATATACCAAAATAATATACTTCATGTTTTTGTTCAGATAAATAGTTTGAAAGGATATTTCCAATTCTACTGTAACCAGTTCCAATTGTAGGATATGTGGCATAAAATAAAATTTTCATTTTATTGTAAATATTATAAAAGATATGGAAATTAAACCTGGATTATACAAATATAATGCATAAAATCTTTACACCCTTGAAGATTTAAAACCGCACCTTTCGGTGAAATAAAAAATCAAAAAGGTTTGCCCTTCCCAGAGCGTGTAAATTTTGGTTTTGGGAATTCTTCTAAAAACCCTGAGTTGTTTTTGCTTCTGGATAAATAATTTGGTCTTTCTTTATTATTTATCGCATTATAAGCAATTTTGTAAATGTTTGTTGCTCCATTAACATCTCTATTCCAATAACCGCATCCGTTCTTACAACAAATCAGTCCGTGGATTAAGACATTACCGCTTTTGTATGGTTTTGGATTTTTTCCTACCATATTCTTTACACAAACACCTACTTCACATTTAGAACATCTACAACTTGTCCTATATTCATCTACCAAATATGTTTGAAATCCTGCTTTTCTAAATAAGGTTCTCATTCCTTTTCCCTTGGTAGGTTCTTTATATTTCATTTGTTGTTTTTGTTCGTAATCGCCAAAACAAACTATTACGTCCTTTTCATTACCAAAAATGCGTTTGAAATTATTTAACATTTTTTGTTCGCTTTTTTTTGTATTTCTATAACTTTGTAAGCGTAATTTTCTAAAAATGTATTTTTCATAAAAGGCAAATAACATAGCGTTTATTTCACTCTTCTTTTTAATGTATTCCTTAAATTTTGTTATGTTAAGTGATTTACGATTGAATTTAGATATTTCAGTTTCCCATTCTATAATCGTTTTTCCATTTATTTTTTCTTGTTTCAATTTTAGTTGTATTTTTGAAAACTTCTTTTTCTTTGTTTCTTTTCTTCTTTGGTCTTGTGAATAACGAAACTTATTTGCTTCTTTATTTGAATTATCTACACAATAAATTAAGTCGTTTAGACCAGGGTCTATTGCTACAATTTTCTTATTTTGTAATTGAGTGTAGTCATTTATTTCATCAATATATGTTTCAGTTGATAAACATTTTTTACTCATTGTCGGTAATTTTTTACCAACTAAATCTTTACGCAATAATAACAAAGAACAACTTACCCCATCTGTTTCTATCATATGATGAAATTCATAATATTTCTTCTTGAAAAACTTTCTTTCAGTTCTAAAAAAGAACTCCCATATTTTATCTTCTTTGCGTTTCAAATTACCCTTTGTTAAAAAATCACTTTTATTTCCTTGTTTCTTTGTCATAAGCAAATGAACTAATGTAGTTGTATCTAATCGTATGTGTTTTGGTATAACTTCACTTCTCATAGGAAATACATTATAAATTGTTTGTTCTTCTTTTTCAATTTGTTTCATCATTCTAATCATACAAGGAAAATAATCCATAGGACTACACATTAAGTCATAAACAATATTATTCTTTTTGTAAGTTTCTTTATTTGGTGTAATAAATTGTTTTTGTTGGTTAATCCAAGTGTGATACATAGAATGAGATTTATAATTGCTATTTTCAACATTTAGTAAATCGTTTTTAATTTTGCGTAATTGATTACATAAATTATTTATCCTTTGTTCCTTTTCTTTTTGTGTAATATTTAATTTTTTTATTCTATTCATAATAAACTTCTTTTTCCAAACAACATTTACATATCTTTCAACATATTCTACATAATGTAATTTAATATTGTTTTCATACATCGTAAGAATGTCAATAGTTAAATAATCTAAAATGGTATTCATATGAGTATAATCCAAATTATCATTTTGTATAATCGGTTGAAAATCTGTTTTGTAAAACGTAGTTAAACAATCTTTGAGTTCTTTGATTTCTTTTTTAGGTGGTCTTCCACTTGCTTTTTCATTACATAATATTTTCATACAAGAGTTAATAAATTCATCATTAATAACTGGTAATTTATTATGCTTATGATAATGGTCTAATAAAAAAAGTTTCATAAACATTAAAGTTTGAATGACAATTTTATTACACTTAATGACGGCATTTGTAATTTTTGGCAAGTTAATATCAGGATGTTTCAAGACACTTTTTAAGGAGGTTTTAATTCCTTTGAAATAGTCAGTTGGTGGATTTACTTCTTTTTCCATCCTTTATAAATATACTAAAGATTTTATTTTTAAGTAGTTTAATAATTAATTTACTTATTCCTAAATATTTTCATTATTTTCAATTTCTAAATTTTTTAATTTATTTTTTCTCCTTAAATATGCTTGTTTATTATATTCTTTTTTTTGTTCTGGCGTTGGTTTATACGTGTAATTTGTTTTTTCTCTATATTCCTTTACCTTCTGTTTATGCTCTTCTTTGTTGTTTTCATAATAAATCTTATTTTTTATTAAATATTTATTTAATTGTTCTTTTAATAATGCGTTTTCATTTTCAAGTTCTTTTATTCTATTATCTTTATCTGTTATTTCCATTATTTATATAATAAAAAAATATTTAATATATTTTTATTATAAATTGTAAAAGGTGCGGTTTTAAATCTTCAAAGGTGTAAATTATGCAATCCAAAATGATATATATAATTTTTTTTAGAATATTCACCCAAACTTTACGCCGATTATTCTGCCAAAATGATTGAATCCTTCTATAAAAATTGATTTAATTTATTGCAAAAATATTAAAAAAAATATTAGATGACTAAATTTTTTACACTCTTTACAATACTTTCCATAACATTTACTGTTAAAGGTGCATTGGTTAATGTTCAGCCATTATCAGTTCCACGGTCCGATTTAGCCGCCGCCTCGCTAGAAAAACAAAAAATAGTTTTATTTGCAGGTGGCAACGATCTTAACAATAATGTCGTTAATAATGTGGACATCTATAATTTCGCATCAAATTCTTGGACAACTGCTGTTTTACAAATGCCCCGTGGGGACTTAGCCTCAGCATCTCTCGATAATTATGGCTTGGTTTTCTTTGCTGGTGGTTCAATCTCTATGACAACAGTTACCCCACTAATAGATATTTTCAATGCTAACACAAATGTTTGGACTACTGCTCAGTTAAGTGATGCTAGAGGAAATTTAGCAGGAACATCTTTACCCAACAAGGGATTGGTTTTCTTTGCAGGTGGAAATGGAAATATTAATCCAGTGACACAAGCTGGACCAGTTAGCAACATAATTGACATTTACAATATAACTGGCAACAAATGGAGTCAATTATATTTATCAGTCAATCGTACATTGTTGGCTGCCACTTCTTTACCCAATTACGGAATTGTTTTTTTTGCAGGAGGATGTGATAGTATGTTAAATCCATTTAATGTAATTGATGTTTTCGATTTCAATAAAAATACAAATTATCAATTATATTTATCAAATTATAGATATAAACTCTCTGCAACGTCATTACCAAATGGATTAGTTTTTTTTGCTTGCGGTGCTGGGTATGGTGGTATTCCATTAAACTCAATTGAAATCTATAACGTTAATATTCAAAAATAGCAGATAAGATTTCTAAAATATGCGAGAGAATCAATTGTTTCCCTTACCCTGAATAATTATGTGTTTTTTGCCGGTGGTGATAATGGAGGTATACCATTTCCATTTGTGGAAATTTATGACCCATTCAAAGATATTTTTTACATTTCCAATATGTCATCCCCAACAACAAATTTTGCTGGGGCATCTTTATCAAATGAAGGCCTCGCCTTTTTTGCAGGTGGACAGGTTAATAATGCCATCAACAATGTCAATATCTTTGGAAACTGCACTCCCGGAACTAACAAAGTCATCAACCCATTTGATTGCATTACCTGTCCCGCTGGTTATTATTGTTCTTTCACTGTAATTCCAATTCAGTGTCCAATAGGTGCATATTGTCCGGTTAATTCTACTGAAGCAATTAAATGTCCAGCGGGAACATATGGATCATCGGCTGGATTAAAAAACATAAGTGATTGCAGCAGTTGTCCGGCGGGGACGTATAATTCAAATGTTGGACAGACGATGTTAATGAATTGTTTTCCTTGTAATTCCGGATTTTATTGCCCAGCTGGCTCACCGATTCCGGAGCCTTGTCCGGCGAATTATTATTGTCCATCATTTAGCGAAAAAATTGTGTGTCCGGCTGGCACCTACAGTGATGCCTCTTATGCAATTTCTATTAACACTTGTTTAAGGTGTTTAAAGGGACATTATTGTCCCGGAAATGGACTTTTTCCATCGGCTTGTTTACCGGGGAGTTATTCGGATAAATTGGGAAATACAGTTTGTGATACTTGTCCGGAAGGATATTCTTGTCCCTATGGATCAGAGAAAGCGATAATTTGTCCGATTAATACTGCAGCACCCAAAGGATCGGCTGCATGTACTCCGTGTTCTCCTGGACAGTTTACGAAAATGGAAGGGGGAATAATTTGTGAGACTTGCCCTGGTGGACAATTCAGTATTGATGGATGGTGGTGCATGACCAAATTCGAGAGATTAGTGTTTTGTTTTTTATGGATTGGCAGCATTATTTCTGGCATTGCGACAATATGGAAAATTAATACATTTGTTAAAATAAGAATCCAAATATTACGTGATAATCAATTTGGTGTTAACTGGAATAATTTTATTTTCCTTGAACAACTCCTTAAAAAAAGAAGAAGGAATATTGCGCTAATCACAATCAATGATGATCTACAAAAATTATACCAGCAGCTTAATGAAAGAATTTCTTTATTAGAATCAAACAATTAAAAATTATAAATATAAATAAATTATGCTGGAAATATAAGCAGAATAAATATTTATGAAAATTATGAAAAAAAATTGAATTGTTATTCTAGTGTCTGTTTAAAAAATATACTTATGGCAAAATATAAAATACGAGGAGATACAATAACATTCAGTGATTATTTTAACGAACCATTGAATGATATAATATTGGAAGAAATAAAAAAATATAAAAAAGTAATTTTTGGAGAAAATTTTAATCAATCTGTTGATAATTTACCAAGTGGAATTACGCATTTAATTTTTTCCAATAAATTTAACCAACCGATTGATAATTTACCTAATAGTTTAATCGATTTAACATTAGGAAATTATTTTAATCAATCTGTTGATTTTTTACCGGATGGGTTAAAAGATTTACATTTTGGTAATGAGTTTAATAGAAATATTGATAACTTACCAAGTAATTTGAATCGATTGAGTTTTGGAACAAATTTTGATAAGCCAATTGATAATTTACCTTTTAGATTGACGCATTTATGGTTTCCGAAATTTTCGGTGTTTAATCGTAGGGTTGATAATTTACCAAGTAATTTAACGACCTTGAAATTTGGCGATCAATTTGATCAACCAGTAAATAATTTACCTTTTGGCATTACTTATTTGCATTTTGGAAAGTTTTTTAATCAAGAAATCAACAAACTCCCTTGGGGAGTATATTATGATGGTGAAAAAAACGATTTTGTAACATTTGGTGTTAAACAATTGGTACTTGGAGAAAATTTTAGCCAAAGTTTATACAGTTTACCTAATAGTATTACACATTTGACGACTGGTAATCGTTTTTATGGAAATATTCATCTTCTACCAACAAATATTACTCATTTATTTTTTAGAGATTTTTACAATAATTCATCAATTAGGAAAGGTATTTTACCTAAAAATTTAACGCATTTGAAATTTGGAGCGAATTTTAATGAACCGATTGAGGATTTACCGGATAGTATTATACATCTAGAATTTGGGCAGAAATTTAATCAACCTATAGATAATTTGAGCGATAATATTGTTTTTTTACGATTGCCGAGTGGATATAATAAAAAAATCAGTAAATTACCATCTTCATTACAGGTATTATATTATGATGATTTGTTGGTTGATGTTAAAACTGCATTTGGGAGTGTAATTGCGATGGAAGTTTAATTATGTGAAACAATTTTATAAGTACGATAATAATTATTGCGATTTTGTCTTTGGCAACAATTATCATAAATAGTATTGATGATAAATACAAAAAAATAAAATATAAATAATAAAAATAATATATCATTTGATGTATAAATAATTTTGTATCCATTTGAATAAAAATAATTTTCTTCTGGGTTTTTGTAGTATCTATCACCAGTAATTTTAGCATAAGAATAAATAGATGATATTACCCCTATGACAAGGAATAACATAAAAAAACTTTTGATTGTTGTTACACTCATTTCTTTTACTCGTATTAAAATAATGAAAATAGAAAATAAGGTATAATATACACCAAGAAATATGCTGAAATTATATTGAACATTGTATTCTCCTTCTTTTGGTTTTGAATAATCAGTATATTGAATTTCACAAATATAATATTGAATAGTAAGATATAAAGATATTACTAAAATGAAATAATAAATACAGATTTCGGGGTTTGTTAAAATATTAATCATTGTTTTTCACATTACTTTATCGATAAATAAAATTATAATCAATTTTTTCTAAAAATAATTATTATTCTGGACCAATTCCAACAAAATATTCACCGCTTTTTTCATCGAAACTTAATCCACAAAAATATTGTGTGTAATCATTATTACACTAAAAATATAAAATTTTCTATCACTGAAAGCACTATTTATTGCGGGATTACATATTCTTTTTACATTTTTTATGTATTATTATATTTTTTAGAAATTTTCTAAAAATTAATAAAAT